CTCTGCACTCTCAAGCAATTCTAAAAAGTTACTTTTGCTTAAAGTGCTGTGTTTTAAAAAAGAGTCCACAAGGTCGTTAAACTCTTCTTCTTTAAACTCCGATTTATTGGCGATTAAACGCTCTTTAAACGGTGTTTTATTTTTAACTATTTGCTCTTTTAACTCTTCAACCTCTATGTTGTAGGTCTGTTCTATGTAACTCTTGGTTGGCTTGTACCCCATCTCAAAAATGGTCTTGTCTCTTGAAGCCAGTTCTATGTGTGGAGCATCTTCATCTAAAAGTTCAGCTCTTATCTCTTCGTCAATGCTATTAATGGCTTTAAAATAAGCTATGGCTTCATTTAGAACTTGCTCTAAAATCTTCTTGTCTGCGTTGGCTAGGTCTTCTCGTATCTCATTATGCACTTTGGCAGCAGCTAAAGAGCCTGAACTTACATTGGCTGTGAGGTTCGCTCCTAAGATGGCACGGTTAATCTGAGCATCACAATACTCTATGAGCTTGTCAAAGTCTCCACGGCTACCGTCTGGGTGAACAAGCTCTATGCTCTCTTCAGGGTCTATGATGGCTGTGTCCCCACTGAGCATGGCGTTAACCTCGTCGGCTAGGTTGTCTATGTCTTGGTCTGTTTTACCAATCGCCCAGGGTGAACCAAACTTCTCTAAAAACTTTACCCAAAATCCAAGAGAGGCTTTTTTGAGCTTAACAGGAAAGTAGATTTTTTGTAACATGCTTGAACCATAGGGCTTGTTGAAGCGTCTACGGTAGGTTGCTGTAATGACCTTAAACTCATCTATGTCATAAAGAGAACCATTTCTGTTAAATTTTAAGACATCGTTCTCATCGTAAACAAACTCACGCCAATCACGTTGCTTTAGGACAGGAATCCAAAGGTTCTCCACCTCTGTCCAGTTGACCTCAAAGACATTAAAGCCGTACATGTAGGTGTCTAGTATTTGAGAGATGACATCGGCGTTAAAGGTCTGCTTTAACAGTTTTATGTAGGTTTCATTTTCACAAATGATTCGAATCTCTTTTTTTTCCGTTGCTCCTTTGCGACTCTCATCACTCTGTGCCACAGTTAGGTCTGAGAGTGTGGCTTCTATGGTTGCGTCGTCTAGTTGTAATGGAAAGCTGTCATAAGTAAAGAGCTGTTCTATTAGAGAGTTGTTCTTAGGTACAACCCTTGTTGGCTTCTTTACACCTTTTTTATTTGCTTTAACATTTTGCTTGTTTTTTATGTTGTTTTTTTTACTCATCTTCTTCTCCTGTTTCTTGTGCCACTGTTTGGTCTGTTACTTCTTTTTTTCCCATTTTTCTTTTTGAGTTTTTCTAACTTACTTAAACGATAGACTCCGTGCAAACTGTCAGGAGCATCGTCATGTTCACCCTCTGGAAACTCTTCTAGCTGCTCTATGAGTAAGCGTTGGCTTTCATGAAAGAGAAGCTCTGCATTGTCTATGGGTAGCTCTAGCTCCTCTATCCGTGCCTCTTTGTTCTGATAGTTGTTTATGCCTTTAAGAGGCAAATGAACACCAGCATCAAAAGCAGATTCAAGCATCCATGCCTTTAGAAAGAATTGTCCACCGTTGGTCTCTACCCCTATGACTTTGCATTTGTAAAGTTTTTGAAAAGCTATGGTTTTGTCAATAATCTTTCGTGCTGCCATTACTTCGGTGTGGTTCTCACAGATGTAGCCTTTACGCTCTTTAAAATGAATGCCTAAAACAGTAATGCTTGTAAAGTCACTCTTCTTTTTGTTCCCTGCAGGGTCTACCCACATGAAGTAGACATCACAGCGTGGAGCTGTTTTGTAAAAGTGAAAGTTCTCTTTTTTAAACTTTTGAGCTTCACTTAAAGGGTTGTTCATCTGCTCTTTGTTAAAAGCTCTTGGGTTCTCAGCTCGAATCTGCATGAGTAGTTCAATGGGTAAGGCTTGTTCCCATAAGACCTTAACTCCCTCGTCCATCTCTTCTTTATGTTTTGTGTAAAACCTATTGGCTTCTTTTGTGCCTTGATGCTTGTAGAGTAGACCATACTCGTCCCATAAGTCCATGCGTTTAGGAAAGGTTATGATGGACTGAAACTTTTTAGGATTCCAAAACGGTAGCTTTAGCTTTCGTGACAACACAGAGTCACGGTGTAAAATAGTCCCTATGTAGATGACATCCATGGTACGGTCGGTTGCACCAAGGTTTAAGACAGCTTCGTCTATCCAGTCTTCAAGTTTATCACGTTGGGTTTTACTCTTGACATTGGTGTCGTTCTCTAAGTCATCCATAATGACCAAGTCGGGTCGGTGTACTCCAAAGTTAACCCCTCTAAGCCTTTTACCTGAACCAAACGCTTTAAACTTAACACCATTGTTAGTAATGAACTCTCCCACCTTCCATGAAGAGCTTATGCCACAAAGTTGTGGGAAGTCTGCTCTTAAGTTCTCGTTGTCTTCAAGTTCTACTTTAATGCTCTCTAAGATTCCTTCTGCTAACTCAACAGCATCAGAGATGACCACAGGAAAGTGTTTTTTCTTGTAGGCTGCACACCATAGAGGAAAGAGCTTTGAAACGTAAGTAGTCTTAGCATGTGACCTTGGTGCTGCAATGGCATCTTTTACCCCCTCTTTACTCTTTACAATGATGTTGAAGCGTCTACTTAGGTAGTTGTGCAGTTCACACTCACCCCCTATGGTAAAGTAGTGAGGGAAGTAGTTCTTTGCCCAGTACAAGAAGTTGTGTTCTCCTTTTTTAACACGCTCTTCTTTGTTGCTTGGGTCTAGGGTTGAGTTGCTTTGTATTTGCCCTCTAAGCTCACTCTTGTAGTCGTCCATCCATAAGAGGAACTCTTTACGTGTGAGCTTCTTTATCTCTTTCTCATCTTTACCGTCTAACTCATGGCTTAGGCGTGAGTCATCAAGAAAAGCGTTTAACTCCTCTTTGCTAAACATCTAGCTTTCCTAAGCTCTCTACAAACTCTTTAGACTCTATAAGCGTGACCATGCTTTTCACACACTCTAGGTTGTTTGTCTGTTTAAACTCATTTACAATAACTTGAATAACCCTTTTTACAATGGCTAACTTATAACTTTCAGGGTCTTCAAAAGAGGCTATTTTTTTCATTTTGGAAAAAGAGTCACCAAGTCTTGCAAAGGCTACGGTTTTCTCTTCAGGCTTAAGGTCGGAGTTCCTAACCTCTTTAACAGCCAAGTACATCTCCTCCATAAAATTTTCATAAATGAGTGTTTTGTCATCTTGGTTTTTGTTTAAGTAGTTACTGGCTCTCAGCTCGTCCCATGTACCATCTTTGCTCTTGTAGTTGGAGATGGTCTTTTCTGTGCGTCCTAGTATTTCAGCGATTTTAGGGAGGTCAAAGCCTTTAATGTAAAGTTCTTTTGCTAACGCATCTTTTTTAACTGCCATAGTGTCTCCTTAGTTGGGCTGTAAGTACCTCTTCTATCTCATTGTAATTCTCTTCATTGATTCCTAAGAATGGTCTAGCTTCCATATGTTTTGTTCCAAACTGATGAAACTTTCCATACTCTACCGTTGGTCCAATTTTAACACCATGGTCAAACAGTTGGTAAGAGATGCGTTTAAGTTGTCCTGTTTGGTTGAGTGTGAGTCCACCCTCTCTTGGCTTTTTTAACGCTTTCCACTTCTGACCAGCTGGGTCAACTTCCTCTTCAAACCGTTCAACTGTTTGTGACGTAACCACTTGACCTAAAACGGCTATGGCACTCTTAAATGCCTTGGGGTCTTTAATCTTTTTTAGTTTTGCTTCTATCTCTTTTAGACCATGGACTTTAATCTCTATGCTCATTTTAGAGTCCTGTTAGGTCAAGGCGTGTTGAGTTGTGTCTAAAGGCTCTTTGCTTCTGAACAGGTGCTGTGTGCTTTTGCGTAGTGATGTCAATGGGTATTTTTTTAGAAGACATTTTTAAGAGTAGGCTTTCGCATCGCTCCTGTACCTCTTTCAGACTTTTTTTAGGAAAGTTCTGACGTTTTTTCAGTTCAAGTATGCTGAGGTCTATGACAATGTCTCTTAGCAACGCAGTTGGGTTCTTAGGTATTTGAATGAAAGAGCTAACAAAAGAGAGGGCATCTTTAACAGCGTCGTCAACAACATTTTGGTCAACGGCTCCTGTTCCCTCAACATCTGAGAGTTCTGTAAGTTCTTTAAGTGAAATCTCTTTTGTTAAGTCTTCGTTTGTTATGGTCATGTTTGTGCCTTTTGTGTTGGTGTTTTAAACCCATTTAAAACCCGTTTAAAATCGTTTAAAACTTCTTTTAGGTATCTTTACTTAGGTTGGGGTATAAAAGGGCAAAAAATGCCCCTTTATGATGTTTTTTAGATTAAGCTTGGTATTTAAGCTTAATCAACGCACCTGGTCGCACACAAACAGGAAGTGGACGACTCTCTGCAAGAATGGCATACCCTGCCCCTCTTTTGAGTGTTTCAGGTTTTGCTGCAAAGAAAAGCTTTGGAGCTTTGCCCATGGCTTCAACATGGTTTGCTCTTCCATAGTAGAGCTTGTACACCTCTGGACTGTGAGGAGTAACAATCGCTTCATCTTTAGGAATGAATCTTTTTTGTACCCCTTGAGCATTTTTGTACTTAGCTGTGTATGGAATGAACTTTTTACCATGAACCACTAAGACACGTTTTCCATCTTCATCGACCCAAGAGGCTTCATTTTGTTCAAAAAGTTTCTCTTTGGTTGCTAGAGCTGTAATGCCTGTAATGAACTCTCTACTTGCTAAAATGTCGTAACCAACCTCTGTACCAAGCTCATCTACTAAAGCTTCATCAATGTCATTGAGTGCGTCTACAACAGTTTTGTCGCTTTGAAACACCACTGTTTCAGCTGTGGTTTCAAACTCAAAGAGTACTTTACCTTTACCATCTACTACTTTACCAAACAACGCACCAATGGACATGAACTCTAGTGTGGTCATAACAGAGTTTTTGTGCTCTCTTAAAATGGAAGCGATGAGCGTAGAGACTGCTTGTGTTTGCTCCTCACCTGCTTCTAGTGCTGAAATCTGATTCAGCTCTGAGGCTGTAATGGTTTTTTCAAGTGGAAAACGTGGTAGTTCAATGACTAGCATATAGTGTTCAGCACCATCTTGAATGAGGTGTTCAGCATTTGGGCTAACACTCTCTAAAATGATTCCAGCTCCTTTTTTAATGGGAATTTTTGCCAATGACCCCATGACAGGCTCTTTGTTCTTTGCAAAATGTTTGTCATATGCAAATGTTGCACTTGTTTTGAGCTGGTCGATGATTTTCATCATCTTTACTACGGAAAAGTATCCAAAAATTGTTTCTAACATTGTTACCCCTTATACTAAGTTGATTTTATTTTTAAAAAGTTGAACTCTAAGAGTCGCATCAAAGTTTGGTAGGTTGCGTTCAATAACTGAACCCATGGTGACAACATGCACAGGTTCTGTGGCTCTAAGGTAGTCACCTAAAATTCCATTGGCATCCCATGCACCAAGGTCTTTCCATTTCTCTTCATCTGCTGAAGGGGTGGTTGTGTTGTTGTCCTCTGTACTCTCCCACTCATGTCCATCTAAAAACACCATGTCACCTGTTGCATAGCTCTCATCTTGAACATGAGCTTCGGTAAGTAGAGGCTCAAAGGTTAGTCCACCATCTGTACTTGTTAGAGGTGTACCCATAGGCAACTCTTCTACATCCTCTGGCAGTGTTACCGTTGCAGTTGTTGAAGCCAATACTTTTGCTATGACCTCTGAATATATTTTTTTTCTTGCTACTAACATCTTCTCTCCTTAATTATTTAATGCCATGGCAACTACATCAGGTGTGTTGTCATCATTGTTGTTGTGCTGCTTGTTTGCAAATGTGTTGTTAGGTGGAACTTGCTTTTGCTCTTTTTGTGAAGCAATAAACTTTTTAAAACCTTCAGGGTTTTCTTTACAGTAGGTTAATGCCCACTCTTTTTGTTCAGGTGTAATCTTTTTAGAAGCAATAGCAGCATCAACTTCTTGTGTTGCTAACGCTTCTTTTAAAGCAATGTTTTCAGCTTCCAATTTTGCCTGTGCATCTTTCTTGTCATTATTGTCGTCCATAAGATTCTCCTTGGATTTGGTTTGGTTTTTGTTGGCTTTTACTTCGCCCAGTTCATCCATGAAAGGGGTATTGGTAAGAGCCACTGAGTGTAGCTTTAGACCGATGTAAGCGTCTGTTTTTGGGTCACGAGAGTTAAAGGCATAGACAGGAGAAAGGTATTTGTACTCTCCCTCTTTAATGTGCTTTGTCGCTTT